AGTGAGACTTGCGAGTACGTTGAGAGAGTCTGCTTCTTGAACACAAGGGACTTCAATGGACGTGAACCGAACACAGCCGGTTTCAGTATGATAGACACTTGGATCATTGGGTTGAGGAATGCGTACCTGTTTGCGTGTAGGCGGAATTAAGATCGTCGAAACCAACAATCCAAAAATCAGGCCTGCGGACAACCAATGTAATTCGATCATTATTCTTTCTTAGCATATTCGTTTATAAAGGAATTGAATCCAAAGTAGATCAAAATGATGATATAGCCTGAGTATGGAATAAATGCAGACACCAAAGCACAGGCGTATGCAATCATTTTGAATGAGTGTAGTCCAGTGGTTTCATATTTTCGCATGAAGATGGCGTAGACTGCAGCAATCGCAAAGACATAGACAAATACGTTAATAATATGCAATGCAATCTTCCATGCACGATCGTAGATGACATTCACGTCTGGAAGTATATCCTTTTTCGCCTTGTTGCCTCCTGTGACATTCTCCAATTTGAACTTTTGACCGTCTGGAGCTATTAACGTTTTAGTTCGTCCATTCTCGTCAGCAACTGTGACTGTCAATCGACGTCCTTTAATCGCGTTTCGTATAGTCGAGGTTCGTTCAAGATCTTTCAGTTTAGCTTGGCTTAGCTCAGCGATCTTAGCATCAATACAGGGCTGATCAGATTCACCACCACACCCTCGAACCGCTTCTTCACGAATTAGCTTCTCATCTTTAGGCTGTAGTTTAGTCTGTGGAGCCGCATCAAACACAGGAATCAACGTTTCATCCGCAGTGATATCAAGTGTCCCCTCATTGATTTTGTTAATGAGAGACTGAGTAATGTTGCGAAAACTCTTTTCGTCTCCGAAATAAGCAGATACAATTTGTTGCGCCATTGTTATGATGCGAACACAAGATTGCCCAAGCCTGAGACGATACGTAGAAAGTTGATGGATTCAACGTAGACACCTACATTATACGTGAACGTAAAAATCACGTTATCGTTGGTTTGAACGACCGTTGTCACAGTGCCTGGAGGATAGAGAAGAGCACCACTTGGTGTTGTCAAGGTCAAATTCGCAGCAGGAATGACTGTTGGATTAGGACTGAATAACGTGGACGTTAAAACGCAGACAGTCGTGGATGTACTTCCATTGACAGACGATGCAATGGGTTGTTGCAGTGTTAACCGAAGTATGATTTTATTGAACATACTTCCATTGACTGCTCCAGACGGTTGATAGTTTGCATGATCCAATGCAAACGAATACATATACACTCCAGGAAGATCTGGGGTCATTCCAGTCACATGACGATAGAGCTGATGTAATGAAAAGAAGGGAAGAGGTTTGGTTTGGATACGCTCCTTTCCATCAAACAATAACAATCCATCGATAATGGAATCGCGAGGATAGACTGATGTAATTTGCTGCTGACCTGAACTTAACAATGAGGTCTGTGTATCCGAATTGATCGCAGACCAAGGAGCACGTTTTGGATCTGCCCAGTTCGTGTAGTTGTCCCATTGGTTCAGTAAGATCTGATCGCTTCGTTGAGACAGAAACACGATACGTGTGACCAAGTTAAACATAGGAAGTTCGAGATCGGTATTGCCTCCAAACTGTCCATCTTTCATCACGTATTGAACCGTTTTAATGAGATACGACTGATCCGCTCGAGCCAATTGGTTCATTTCCATTTCCGAGAGGTAGATGAAGTTACCATCAATGTATGGATCTGGGAACCACGTTGTCAATGCAGGGTTACTCGGTAATCCAGTGGAGAGTGGAGGCGATAAGAATAATTGCATTGGATACTTCACAGGACGTACACGTGTACCATAAGTAGGAGAAGTAGAGTCTATATCAACCACTGTATACAAATCAGTTAACGTTCGTAATGTGACGTTAATATACACTTCAGAGTTCTGAAGAGCGACAAGAGGAAGGGCCAACCCTGGATTTTCACAGAACCAAAAATGAAGAGGGATCACCAATTGCCGAGATCGAATACTGGGTTCAGGTGTTTTTGTATTGGGCGAGATCCCTGGCAAAGTAATGGGTGTCACTGAATGAGGATATTGGTTATTGCGGTCGTATGCATGTGCAGGATCGTAGAGTTCAGGCACGTTTCCAACCATTTGATCCACAATGGCCCGTTTCGTTGCATCGTGGGTCATGTATGAATAGACTTTCATCCATTCACCTGTCAGTGTTTGTATGACCTGACCATTCATAGTAACGTCTACATGATCAATCAAATTGTATCCAATGTTTGAGATCCATTGGAACTCATACCCAATTGAGTTGGTTCGAGTGTCATACCCAGAGGGTGGCGCCTGACCGCTCAAATACTTTAAAGGTGAATAAATGTCTGGAAGCGTGAGATAGAGATAGCAGTCATTCAAGAGCTGTGCGTATCGATCTATACGACACGAGATGGTTCGAGTTCCGGTTGTCGAAAACTCCAAGTTGGACGCAGTAAACGACATGCGAATCTGATCCATTGCGAAGTTCGTATGACGGCGATAGACCGATCTGAAATGAGTCATGGAGGGGCTTCCATTGATAAGCTCATTCTGAGCCCCAGTTGCCACAAGTTGAAGTAAACCACCTGGCATTTGTATACTCCGTTATGCTTTCTTTAAGACACTATGCGCACACTCATAGGTTGTACAGAACGACCATTGTATGGAACCACACCTCGATCGGTAATCACTTGGAAAGCTCCAAAGGCACCGGTTGCATTATTGCTCAAACAGCAATCGCTTGAATAGGTCGCTCCACCGCTGGCTCCTCCTCGAGCCCCTTGAAATGGAGCAACAAAGCGCTCACGTTGTGTGGCACCGTTTGCGATCGCAGACAGATAGATCGCATTGGTTTCACGGGTCATAGGTTGAGGATCTATGTTAATGATTCGTGCGATGACCCTACGTTTGTATTTCGTTAACCAATCCTGTGCAGAATTCACTTGCATTTGTGATTTACGCGAGAGAATCCTCTAGTAAATAATGAGGTTCGTTCTCGTAAGCACTCACGTAGATCAGACAACTGGATATTCCAAGGTAAGTTATAATCTATTGAAACAGATATCAACTCTTTCACCTAAAGTCAAATCCTTTCACTTTGGGTTTCAACGACATCCAGGACGCACATCGATTCGTAAGGTTCCAGAGGGAGTTGTCCCTTACGATGCTGCTGCAAATGAGGATCCAAAGGAAGAAGGATTTGGATTCAATAAAATCAATGAATACTTGGATATGGTCAATCCAGACGTAGTGATGATCTACAATGATCCATTGATCGTCATGCGGTTTATCGAAGCCATGAAACACGAGCGAGGAAAATCCACCTACAAACTCTGGATCTATCTAGATCAAGTCTATGAAGGAATTGCACAACCATTAATTGATAGTATTCGTGAACATTCAGATCGCATTTATTGCTTTAGTCACCTATGGAAGAAGAAGTGTTTAGAATACGGTCCATTTCCAGATGTGCGTGTTCTTGAACATGCAGTAGATCCTACAGTCTTTTCATGTATGCCAGCTGCCTCTGTTGCGGCTGTACGAACCAATCTCAGCGTTCCGTCCGATGGTATTCTCTTTCTCAATGCCAATCGAAACAGTCAGCGAAAACGTCTTGATTTGACCATAGGTGGATTTACTAGACTGATCGCTCGAAATCCTACAAAGCCTTACTATTTACTCGTGTTGACCAATGCAAGTCCACAATCCGGTGCATTCTATGATGTTCAACGTGTGTTTATGGAAGAACTCAAGTTACAGAAACTCGATATTCAATCTCATGCACGCAAGCTCTTGTTGATTGATTCTTCACCCCCCAATCTCATGAGTGATGAGGCGATTAATCAGATTTACAATGCTTCCGACATTGGTATCAATACCTCTGATGGTGAAGGATTTGGGTTGTGTCAACTAGAGCATATGTATACTGGTGCACCTCAAGTGGTTACGGATGTTGGAACCTATTCTTCATTCTTGAATTCGAACGTTGCAGAGTTTATCCCCCAGCAGGGTCGTGCATACTTTGCTGGAAGTATGCCTCATGGGTTATGGGCTCCTACCTTTTCAATGGAATCCGTTGCAGACGCCATGGAAAAGAGCATTGAGACATTGGAAGATAAACGTAAAGCGGTTTCAAAGTATACATTCAAGAGTTGGTCGACCGTGTGCGACTCGTGGTTGGAAGATGTTCTCACTGCATGCGAAGCCCCTGAATCCAGCGTATCTGTCCAGGTGTTGTCATAGTTCCAAGACGAATGAGACGTTGTTGATCTTCAAACGCAGGACCATCAAAGACATCCTTCGTATCTGGATCAATCAAAAAGACCATGGTTTTGATGGAGACCTTTTGCAGTCTACGCTTACGTCGCTTCATATTTCGAATATAGGAATCGTCTAGGTATTCCGTCTTAATATCCGGTTTGAACGCTAGATCTTCTCCAGTGGTCGTACTGTCAAATCGCATACATGAAATCACAGGTGTTTCCCGACTATGAAGTTTACGATGGACTTCGCAG